CTATACGCGCGCATCCAACGATGTTCCCCGATAGCTCAGTTGGTAGAGCAGCTGACTGTTAATCAGCTTGTCGCTGGTTCGAGTCCAGCTCGGGGAGCCAGTCGTTTCCATACTTCGTTTCCTTTCAATGTGTTAGGTGGTTCTATAGTCCCATGATTTGGCACCGTGTTGTCAAGTGGGACTGTTGAAGCCTTATTTTCAGCGGTAATCAGGATTCTCATCGCATCATCGGCAAGCTTCGCGCGATCCCTTTCACGGGCATAGCGTTCAAGAATTTGCAGTGAATCATGTCCAGTAATTGCCGCGGCTTGGGCTGCGGTACACCCGGCTTCGATCAATCTGAGTGCAGCCACCTTCCGCAAACCATGCGCAGAACAACGTTTCAACCCCGCTTCCGCGCACCACGCTTTGAAACGATTGCCAAAACTCGCACGACTGCCCCATGGGCGCATAAATTTTGTCACTAACATCGTCATATCACCCGTCTGCGTCGCGCAAATCGATGCCGCAAGGTTTGGGTGAATAGGAATGGTAAGTCGCCGCGGCTTCCGGTCTTTGCCTTTTTCGGGCGTGAACACGAGACAATCTTCTTTTATGTGCTGACGGCCCAGCAACACCGCATCACTTCGACGAACGCCGGTATAGAGCATCAAATCAAATGCAAGCCGTTGTTGAGTTCCACGGGCAAAATGCGCCTCATATTGCGAAACCTCTTCTGGCGTCCATGTATGATACCCGTCTACAGAGCCTCGCAGGGTTGATACTTCGCGCGCGGGGTTACTCTTAACGTACCCATATTCAACGCCATATTTAAATAGCTGTCGTAGAGCCTTAATCAGAGCATTTGCAGAATGTGGTTTTTCAGCCCTCGCATCTTTCATCCGTCGAATATGCTTGGCTTCCATTTTTCCAGCGGGGAAATCCCCATATTTTTCACGCAAGGGATCAAGCACTAGCCGCCGCCGATAACGCGTATCGGGATTAAGTCGGCGGTAATCTGCTGACTGATAATAATCCACACAAAGCCGGGCAAATGTGCCCGCCGGAGGAGTTTTGTTGCGCGACACTCTTATTTCCCGCGGCTTCAATTCGCCCTTTTTGGCCTTCGCATAATCATCAAAAAAATCATCCGAAAACAACGGGCCCCGCAATCTGACCTTTTGCTTACCTGCTACACGAAAATAAATCCGTTCATTCCCGAGCCTATCATAGTCAGTAATGACGTATTTTGGCTTTTTCACGCGGCGGCGTCCCATGGGTTTTCCTCGGCGACTTCCCCATCATGAGGGAGCACGTCGAACGCATCGTCAAGCTCTTGTCGATCCCAGACCTTGCGACCATCGACCCGACGGGGCGCTGGCATCCGTTCATCCTCTACCATTTCATTAAATTTAGAGGCCCCGACGCCAACATAACGCGCCGCCTGTGCTCGATTTAAACCGCGCGGTATGATCTCGGACATACGGTCACTCATCACCCGATTCCCTCCCCTGGCTCTGGCGGCGGCGCCGCATCAAGCTCCGGTCGCGGGTTCCAGCCCTCAACCTCACGGATTTCGTTCTTGGTCAAGATGTCATTCTTCACGGCGATGGCGTGATTTTTCCAGCGCGCCGTGGCATCGCCGCGCAGGAAGCCCGACATATCAAATTCGATTTCGTGGCTCGCTCGGGAGGCGGCGCTAAAGACGCTGCGCCGGAAAGCTTCTTCGATCTTCCTGATCCAGGGCGCCAGGCAGAAGGTTGCGTGCCAGCGCTCAGCTGCTGAGCTATTCGTGAAAGTATTATGGGAGTAATCGCCGATCAGGGGCGGCGGGACCCCAAATATTCTGGCGGCTTCTTCGGTCGAAAATCTCCGCGCTGCGATCATCTCAAGATTTTCAGGCGTCACCGTCAGCGGCATAAATTTTGCCGCGCTGTCTAGGACCAATATTTTGCCAGCAGAGCGCACACCCGCCCAGGCATCATTGATGCTCTCCCTGAATTTGTCGCGCTGATCCTGGGATAGCGGACTTTCAAACGACAGAACCCCCGAGGGGGTGGCCCTATTGCCATACAAAAACTCGCCAAATGATTCTTGAGTTAATGCAGTCCTTACCGGCGCAGCGGTTCGCGACAATCTCGACCGGCCAATTATACCGTCGTCGGAGCGATCTTTGAGGTGCAAGACCTCGCTATCAAGCAGCCGCCGCGTTTGGCCGGTCTTGCTATCTGCCACATCATAGACAACGCGCCCCGACGCCAGCAGCCGAACCGTGACGTTTGGCCAGGGGATAGGCTTTAGGGCCTCGACGCGACCCATACGCCTGTCAGTGATGATTTCAGCGAGGCCGTTGCCATTCAACAATGTTGAAGCCATGAGCCACTCTATAAACTCAGGCCAGCTTTGATGCTCATTCACACCCTCCCGAAACAACCGCGCGACATCATGGCTGTTGTCGGTCTTGCGCCCATCCTCCGTAAGTAGATAAACCCACACCGGCAATGACGATATCGATCCGGAGATGACGTTCACACAGGCCAGCACAGTAGCGTAAGTTTCGGCGATGCGCGGCGTCACCATGGGCTGGTGTAGCTGCCGACCTCGCAGATCACCTCCCGTTGAGATGGCCCCGTGCTGATTCAATATGCCGGTCCAATCCCCGGCGCCGCCGGAGAGCGCGCCCCATGACGGGTCCGCAGCGCGGTGCTCCACCTGCGGTTCGGTTTTAATGCGCGGCGCAGGGTCAAGGCGCTCGGCAAGATTTCTGAGTAAGCCCATTACACAGTCTCCAAGAAGCGTCGTAGATGATCGAGGCGCGGCGGGAGATGGGGGAAAGATATCAAAGAACCCCCGCGCCGCGCCTCGACCGATGTTCCCTCATAGGCTGGCCATGAGGAAACAATACTGATTTCAAGGAGCTTTGCCCGTTCAACAACGCGCACATCGCCGTCACGGGATTCCTCCCCGACAATGAAGCCTATGCTGGCGCCGCCCAGGTCGCCGCGCTCGGCCAGCGCCAATGCATCACGACCCGCCGTCGTATCCGGCACCGCGACATCAAATGCGAGGCCTTGATCATCGGCCCGAAGTTGCAATGTTTTTGACCGGGTGCGCCCGAGCACTCGGGTCGGGTCATGATCGAGCAGAGCGAGGATATCCCCGCCCTCCCCAATCGATGCCGCGAATGCATCGGGTGCAATGCGTTCGCGAAAATGGCCAATGTCGGCGACGACGCCATAGCGTGCGGCATAGCCGACAAGGCGGCGGGTAGAGCCGCGCGTTTCAGCGCGGATACCAGTGGCGAAGCGTTGTTCAATTTTGCCGGTCATTGCTCTACCCCTATGCCGCCGGGAAGTCAGTGGCGGCGGCAAAGCTTTCAATATGGCGCACCGCAATATCGGCGGTGAGCATGCCACGAACCGAAACGTTGCCCTTACTGTAGGCCGTAGATTCGTATGGGTTGACCAGCAGATCAAAGGCTGACCAGTAGCCGATGAGAAGATCAGACCACTGACCGAAGATGATGGTCGTGTCATCCGGCGTCGGCACAGTATCAATTGGCAATAAGGTCGTACGCGAGACCGGATAGCCTGCGAGGCTGTCGGGGGACTCCATGATCATCACCGAATCGGTTGAGGCGACTTTCGCTGTCTCCCTCAACTTCTTGGCGACCAGCGGGCGCATTACAAAGCCGTTGCCAGCCGCGTCCGCCTCCTCAACGATGTTGATAAGGTCGAGAACCGTGGACCAGCTTGGTGTGGCCATCGACACGGTGCTATCGATACCGGAGGCAATCAGCCCATCAGGCTCATTTGTACCGCCCCCAACCAGCGCCGCTGCATCAAGGGCGCGGGCCAGCACACCGGCAAAATCATTTCGGATCAACTGCTCAATATCCGGCGTGGATTGCAAAAGCATATTGCGAGAAAATTCAGTGATCGCGCCCACATGCTTTGGGGATAAGGAGACTTTGTCGAATTCCTGATCACTGGCGGACAACGCTGCATTCTCCGCGACCCAGCCAGCGACGGCTGAGGTCTTGAGCCTTGGGATATCGACGTTCGCGGTGAGGCCCGAAAGAACTGTGGCGCCGCGTTGCTGTGTTACCATCTGTGTACGGAGGATATCAATGAATTGATCGCCTCTGAAATCCGTGGCGATGATGTTGCCGCCCGGTCCGCCTGCTGGGGCGGCGGTTGTCACCACGCGCTTTTCAAAGACTTGCATGGGCACGGCGATGCCTTGAAAATTACGGTCGCCGCGGCGTTTTATCTCGGCGCTTGCCTCGCGCTCGAAGGCGTCGTCTATGTCCAAACCCGAAGCCCCCGCAATCGCTCTGGTGAGACTATAGCGTGTACGTATCTCATGATCGAAGTTGCGGTCGTTATCGCCAGCGATCGCTTCACCATCGGCGCGGCGATCGGCCTCGTCGAGAAGGGTTTGCCGATCAATTGATTTTTCGGTTTTTTCAAAATTCGCCCGTAATTCGGCGAAGGTTTTTTCTTGGGTTTCGGAAAGCTCGCCGCCAACACCCTCGGGTGCGTCATGAATTGACTGCATCCGAGAGCGAAGACTTGCGCGCTTCTCCACGTCATCGCGTAGCGACATAGATAGCTTCCTTCAATGGGAGGGCCGGTGCTTCTCAGCGCTGGTAAACCTCAGTTCACGGCGGATATTCCCCTTTCAGGCGGACCCGCCGCGGCCCGATCTATTTATTCAATTACTGATCAAAATTCACTGCAATGTTGTTGCCTCGCCGCTTTTATTAAGGAGATGAATTTTGATCAGTTTTTGTAGTTATGGGGACAGTGTTATCACCATCAACATGCTCCCTCTCCAGGAGATCACATATTTCATTCTGCACACGAATCACAATGTCATCTAGCGGGATAACTATTTGTGGAAACGGAATTGAGTGCTTCATAAGCGACTCACAACGATCCGAATACGTTTTAATGTCGATTTTAAAACTTCCCTTTTCGAACCACACAACGGCAAGGCGTCGATCTTCTTCTGCCTGAGATTTATACAAGAGCTCTCCATCTTTATCGCGTAAGGACATATCGCCTGCGCGTTCGCGAAGATACTTTGCAGCAGCTGCCGCTACTTTGGGCTGCATCGCTGTCATTGTGGTAAGATCGTTGATCAAGCGCAGCTCTATCAAGTCAAACCCACTGTAGAGACGCCGACCAGTGCGGTGCATTTCACCAATATGAGGAATGACGCCGCGCGTATGCCACTGGCCAAGGTTCTTCTTTGCCACGCCAGTAACCATGGACGCTTCAGAATGCGTGAGCATTGGCTCATTGAAATTAAACGCTGTGTCGCCAAAATCTGTCATTATTGCACTTGATTTTCTGATACTCATATGAGGGTATACAATATCTCATGAGTATGTCAACATCAGCATTGCACGACAGTAGCTTGAGAGAAAAAGAAAATTGTAATGGAGGATAAAATGGAAGAAGAATACAAATTAAAGTTAGGTAGAGCATTGAATGAATTAACAGATTACAGGCACGTGCTTGTCTCGAAACTGGCCATTAGCATCGATGAGGGCGATATCGAAAACGGTGTTTTCGATGCGGAGATTGCCAAGATCGCCCAGATTCAAGGCTGTATTGCGGCGACAGAGGCCGAGTGGGAAGGCTCAAGACGAGGCTAAGCCACAAAAACCATCGGCTCTCGCCCTATCCCTGCGGCTTCATCACCGATTCTGACCGCCAGGGCGGCGATCAGTGCATCAGCGGCGTCGATTTTCGAATCAGGCTGCGCCTTCACGGGCCGGACATTCCCCGACGTGTCTTCGCGCGTCACAACATTCGCCAACATCCAGGCCAGCGCTTCATCACCATCATGGCTGATCCGTTTCTCATCGATCAGCCCGGCCAATGTTTTCATTGGTGAACTGACATTCTGGGTTGTCTTTCTAAATTCCACGCAGTTGGCCCCGCGGTCCATCAGCCGCGCGATCAACGCCCCCGCATTCCAAGGATCAAATGAAAGAGCCCGCACCTCAAAACGTTTTAAGTCGGCGGTGATGTCATCGTCGATACGGTCCTGATCAATCATCGCGTCGCCTGCGATAATCAACCGCTTTTGACGGTACAATTCGGCGTAGCGTTCGCGATTGCGGCCTTTTAGCGCCGCATCGGGCAGGTAATACCGTCCGAATACAGCGTATTGATCATCATAAGGGAACAACAGCACCATCGCCGTGATGTCCTGCTTGCTCGCCAGATCAAGCCCGATATAACAGGGCGCGCCGTCAAAATTGGCAAGGGATAGCTTGTCATCAGCGCAGCGCCGCCAGTTTTCCATATTAAAGAACGCCGAACGGGCGCCCACCCATTGATTAAGATGTTTGGTTTTAAACACCGCCTGGCGGCGCGCATTGGCGAGCGCGTGATCGCGCTCCTGGCGTAGAAACTCTGATGATACGGATATGCCATAATTGGGGTTGGCCTTGATCAGCGCCGCATCCGTGGTCCAGTCATCGCCATCATCAAGGCCATAGAGGGCGGCAAACAATGCTTCGTCTTTGGCATTGCCCGCGAGCACCGCTTGCGCGTCCATCATAACAGCGTGACATGGCCCGGCAACATTATCACCTGCTGTAGTGACCATCAACAGGATGGGTTCGTCACGGGCTCCCTGCCCGGTGCGCATGGTTTCCACCAGCTCATCGGTTTCGTGCTCGTGATATTCATCGATGATCGCACACGATGGCGACGCTCCGTCGCCGGGCTTTCCGATCACGGCTTCGAAACGCGAGCCCGTCGCCGTTGAGACGATCGATTTAGCGCCGACCTCAAGCGAGAACCGATTCACCAGACGCGGAGTTTTCAGCGCCATTTGCCGGGCCGGCCGGAAGACTTCCATTGCTTGCTTCAAGGACGTTGCGCCAGCGAATATTTCTGCGCCGTGTTCTCCATCAGCCGCCAGCATATAAAGTCCCAATGCCGCCGCCCAGGCGCTCTTGCCGTTCTTGCGCGGCACCAGGACCAGGACGCGGCGATAGCGCCTGCGGCCCGTATCCTTGCGCACCCATCCGAACAGCGAGGCGGTGATCCACACTTGCCAGGGTGAGAGCTTCAAGCGCTCCCCGCGCGAGGCCCAGGCGCCTTTAACGTGAGGCATAGATTCGATAAATGCGCAGGCGCGAAAGGCGCGCATCTCATCAAACCGATAGGGTGATTCCTCATCGCCCTTTTCAAATTGATCGAGTGTTTGTTGGCAGGCGATTTGGATCCATTTGCAGGCCGATATCTCGCCTGAGACAACATCACGCGCATAACGCTCGGCAATGCGCCGGTAGTGGCCTATGGCTTGCTCGGCGTTCATGCGGCGCCCATCGCTGCAAGAACGTCTAACAGATCGCCAGTTTCATCTTTTTGCGTCGGCGCGGCCACACGGCTGCGATCCGCCGCCGTCATTCCAAACCGGGCAAGGATCGCCAGCAAATCGCGCCGGTCTGCGCTAGTGAATTTGTCACCTGCTGGCGTCATCGAGGCGCGATAGCGCACCAGCAAATCAGACAACATCTCGATCGCAATTCGATCCGACTTGGTGAGAACACCTTCTGGCGCCATGTCCACGACCTCGGCCCAGGCGGCGCACCGCGCATCATCAAAATGCTCTGGAGGCGGACCAAGTTCGCTATCGACATTCGGCTCCTCACGGCGACGTTGCGGGTTCTTATCAAACGCCCCGCGCAGTTCGAGTATGTTGGAAGGGGTTCTATTTCTGGCCATCGACACTACCTCCACGACCAAACATCAATTCCGTGGACACAAAACTTTGATTATCACATGGGTCTACATCGGTAGAGCCTGAGCGATTTATTTTGCCTAACCCACCATCAACAGCGACTGTTTTGCGGCTGTGACAGGGCTTGCACATCGGCTGGAGGTTCGACCACTTATTCGAACCGCCATTGCGTTTGGAGATGACGTGATCGACCTCGGTTGCCGGGGCGCCGCATTCACAATTCGGGTGCGCTTTCAGGTACTGCGCTCGAATCAGCCGCCATTTACGGTCGTAGCCACGCTTGGAAGCACTGGGCCGCTGCGCTTCCGGCCGCGTAAACGGCTTACCGTAGCGAGCTGGTCGATAGACTGAGGGGCGCTTGGTCAT